AGTACGACGTGACTGTGACGGTTGGCCCGAACTTCTCGACGATGCGCCAAGAGGCCGCAGAGGTTTATGGGGAGTTGGGATCTCGTTCGCCCGAACTAATGCAAGTCGCAGGCGATCTCGTGTTCAAGGCGATGGATCTCCCCTACGCCGACGAGATTGCGAAGCGGTGGCAAGCGATCCTCCCACCGCCCATTCAACAGATGTTGTCCGATGGCAAGGACATTCCGCCCGAGGCGCAAGCCGTCATGGCTCAGGCGCAACAGGCTATGCAGATGGTTCAGCAGCAATCGCAGTTGATCCAGCAGGCAGCGCAAGAGGTTCAGCAAGACAAGGCCGCGAGCGACAAGGCGAAGGCCGACGTAGAGAAAGCCCTCGCTAACCTCAAGACTGCGGAAGCGCAGTTCGAGACCAAGGCCGTGAAGCAGATGGCGGCCATCGAGAAGAAGCTCGCAGATCTCGCCATGAAAGAGCGAGACATCGATGCGCAAGGGCAAGAGGTCGAACGCAAGGCAGCGGAGCAGAAGGAGGTCGATCAAGTGGACAGAGCAGACAAGGCAGAGCTCATGGCGCATATCCACGAGCTGCGCCAGATGCTCAGCCAATTCGATCAGCTCGTGTCGCAGTACATCGGCGCTCAGGGTCAGGCTATGGCCGAGATCAAGGGTCAGATTGGCCCGAAGCGAAAGCTAAAGAGCGCAGTGACGAAGCGCGAGGGCGGCGAGCTGCTTGCGGAGATGATGTTCGACGACGGGACTGTAGAGCGGTTCAAGGCCGGCCGCCAGGGCGGGAATCTTGTAGCCGTTCCGTTAGACGCTGCACCTACCGGCGTTCAGTAGGTGTAGATGGTTCGCTCAACGATGCGCTGAATAGTTCCTTGCGCGACGCCGAAGCGCCTGAATAGCTCGCCGTAGGTGGCGCCGCTAGCTTTCAGCGCTCTAATTTCCTCGGCGTCTGCAAAGGTCAGTTTGCGGCGCTTAAATGAACCGCAATTCCTGAGAACGTGACGCTTGTGGCGCTCGTTTTCGCTTGGGGTGACTACCTCGAGGTTGGCGAGCCGAGAGTCCATTTTGTCGCCGTTCTTGTGGTTTACATGCATTCCGCGACGCAAATGGGCCGATAAGAAGGCTTCAGCCACGAGGCGGTGGACGGGGCGTGTGTGGCAGCGATTGTTGCGCCACAGCTGAACGAACGGGTATCGCCTGAGTTTGCTTGGAGTCAGGACGTGACCTGTCTCGACGCGGCGAACCCTGCCAAGGTCGCTGACTTCGTAAACTGATTCGTACCGCCAAACAGGCCGCCAAGTTTCGTGGGTCATAGCGCGATTGTAGCAGAACGTACCCATGCGTTACATGGGGCTTAATCGCTAACCAGCGGCGTTGAAGCTGGGCTTAACCGGGTAGCTCCGACAGAGGCTGAAAACGATGGATCAGGTAAACCCTGAGGGCGTTGTTGCGCCCGTAGAAAGTGAAACGCCCGTTGCTGCGCCGGATGGTGCTGGGACGGAGGCGGTCAAGCCCGCTGCCGATGAGACGCCGGCCGCGAAGCCTGAGGCGAAGTCTGACGACGAGCCTAAGGGCGTAGCGAAGCGGATCAAGGAACTCACTGACAGGATCAAGGCGGCAGAGGAACGCGAGAGGCGTTACCTCGCGATGCTCGAGCGGAATCAATCCCCGCAACAGCAACCGGCCAAGTCGGAGGACGAGGAGCCGGTCAAGTCGCTCAAGGACTTCAACTACGACGAGAAAGCCTTTCTCGAGTATTCGGAGAAGCGTCTAGCGGCCAGAGCCGACAAAGCGGCGAAGGAAGCGGCGCAACGCTGGAGAGCCGAGCAGGAAGCTATCGAGCGTAGGGCGAGGTACGACGAGCGAGTCGCCGCGTTCAGCAAGACGGTCGAAGATTTTGACGACGTAGTAAACGACCGCACGCCGGTCTCTGAGGGGATGGCAGATTTTCTGCTCGACTCCGAGGAAGCCGGGGCGCTCATGTACTACCTCGGCAACAACCCCGACGAGGCTCGGAAGCTCTACTACATGAGCCCCGCCAAGGCGGGCCGCGAGCTCACGAAGCTCGAGGATCGACTCGTCGCCGAGCGCAAGAAAGCCGCCGAGAAGCCTGTCACCAAGGCACCGCCGCCCGCGCCGAAGATCGACGCGGCAGACCCATCCCCTCGCGTGACAAGTACCTCGGACCCCGAGAGCGACAAGTTGAGCGATGCGGAGTGGTTCGCGCTGGCGGAAAAGGAACGACTGCGGAAACGCAAGGGCGAATAGCCCTAGACCAGGGAGCTGGCAATGGCGAACTCAATTCTTACCCCCACGATGATCACTCGGAAGGCGAGTGACATCCTTCACCAGAAGCTGACGTTTCTGGGCAACGTCAACAAGCAGTACGACGACCGATTCGCTCAGGCGGGCGCGAAGATCGGCACCTCGATCAACATTCGGATGCCGTCGAAATACACCGTGCGAACGGGTGCGTCGCTGAGCGCTCAGGATCACGTCGAGCGTTCGACCCCGCTCACCGTGTCGTCTCAGTACGGTGTGGACGTGTCGTTCACGTCGGTCGAGATGACGATGAGCCTGGACGACTTCGCCCAGCGCGTGCTCGATCCGGCGATGGCGCAGCTTGCGGCGAAGATCGAGGGCGACGCCCTCGCGGTTGCGTACAAGCGCGTCGCGAACTACACGAACGGCACGACCGATGGCCTGCTGAACTACAAGCGCTACCAACAGGCCGGCCAGTACATCACGGAGCAGCTCGCGCCGCTCAGTGAGCGTTCGGCGGTGCTGTCGCCGCCCTCGGTGGTCGAGTTCTTGGACGCGACGAAGGCGCTGTTCCACAACGCGCAGAACCTCGAGAAGCAATTCCGCGAGGGTCACTTGCTGCGCACTGGCGGCTTCGACGTGTACGAGAGCACGCTGATGCCGGCGCACACCACGGGCTCGCTCGCGGGCTCGGCGGTGACGACGGGCGCGGCGAACGCGACGACCACGACGGCGACGACCTGGGTTTCGCAGACGGATCTCAGCATCACGGGCGCGAACTCGGCCACGACGATTGCAGCGGGCGACATTCTGACGTTCGGCACGTTGGCGGACGGTTTCGTTGACTGTCACCCGGAGACCAAGACTTCGCTCGGCCGCTTGAAGCGGTTCGTTGTGCAGTCTGCGGTCACGCTGACGACTGCGGCCAACACGTACACCGTGACGGTCAAGCCCGGCATCATGGTTGGTTCGGGTAACGCATACCAGAACGCGATCATGACGGGCGCCGATACGTCGGGCCTCACGGTGACGCGCGTCGGTGCGGCGTCGTCTGCGTTCGGTCAAGACCTGTTCTTCCACAAGGATGCGTTCGTGTTCGCTACGGCGGACTTGATCGACGTGTCGCAGTACGGCGCGAAGGGCGCTCGAGTCGTCAAGGACGGAATCTCGATGCGTTGGGCGCAGCAGTACAACATCAGCGACGACCGCGTGGTGGGCCGGTTCGACATCTTGTGGGGCTTCGCCGAGCTCTACCCGGAGCTCGCGGTGCGGCACCTGTACAAGCAGGATCTCACGTAGCCACTGGTTGGGGCGGTCCTTCGGGGCCGCCCCTTTTTTTTGGGAGGAAAATTGAGCGACCGAAAGTTAGGCGAGCGCAAGCGCGTAACCCCGAGCCGTTGGCACGCATATGTAGCTACACCGGCTTACGACGGCAAGGTAACGACCGACTACGCTCAGTCACTGGCAGAAGCGTCCTTTTGCTCTCCGATGTATCTGGTGCAGGTATCGGCGAGCGTGATCGGCAACGGCGCCTTCATCGAGTTGGCGCGGAATATCTTCGTCAAGATGTTCCTCGAGGACCACAAGGACGCGACGCACCTGTTTTTCGTGGATGCCGACATCAAGTTTCCACCAAACGCATTCGTTGGCCTCATTCGGTCGGGCCATCCGATTTGCGCCGGCGTGTACCGCAGGCGGCAGGAGCCTGAGGATTATCCGGCCCAATGGACACCGCACCCGACGCTGGGCGGGTTGTGGGTCGAGGATGATTGGATCATGCATAACCGTGTCCCCACGGGGTTCCTGTGCATTTCCCGTCAGGTGGTCGAGGAGATGGCGGCTGACGCGCCGAAGATGAACATTCCCGACCAGAAGGGCGGGGTGCCTTGGGTGTTCCACACCAAGACGGACGGGAATCGGTTCATCGGCGAGGACTTCGCGTTCTGCGACAACTACGTGAAGAAATACGGGAAACCGATCCCAGTGTGGCCCGATATCGACTTCGTTCACGGTGGATTCAAGGGCAACTACCTCGAGTGGATCAAGCGCAACGTCGAGGGCGACGCGAAGCCGTCTGACGAGGGCACGGGTTCCGAGATGAGCGGGGCCGCCTAATGGAGCTCCTAATCGGTTGTGGCAACGACCTCAGGAAAAAGGTCACGTTCCCAGGAATCCCGCAGGATTGGGCCGAGCTCGTCACGCTGGACATTGACCCCAGCACGAATCCGATGGTCCTGCACGACTTGAACATGCTCCCGTATCCCTTCGCCGACGACAACTTCGACGAGATTCACGCTTACGAGGTGCTGGAGCACTGTGGGCGGCAAGGCGACTGGCGGTTTTTCTTTGACCAGTTTCACGATCTGTGGCGCATTCTGAAGCCCGGTGGCTATCTCATCGCTACCGTGCCTCTCTGGGACTCTAAGTGGGCGTGGGGCGATCCTGGGCACACTCGCGTGATTAACGAGGGCTCGCTCGTGTTCCTCATTCAGGACGAATACAAGCGGCAAGTCGGCAAAACCTCGATGAGCGATTATCGGGGCTGGTACAAGGCCGATTTCGACGTGGTGTCGATCAAAGAGGACGGCGATACGTTCGGGTTCGTGTTGCAAGCGGTCAAGCCGGCCAGGCTGTGAGCGCGGAGGGCCTGCGGCGGTTCTACTTGGACCAGCCGCTAGAGGTCTCGCTCGAGACCCAAGCGCTTTGCAACGCGGCTTGTACGTTCTGCCCGTATCCGACGCTCGAGCGGAAGGGTACGCGGATGCCAGACGAGCTTATTGATCGGCTCGTTGGAGAGATGGCGGCGTTTAAGGCGCGGTTCTACTTCAGCCCGTTCAAGGTGAACGAGCCGTTGCTAGACAAGAGGACGATCCCGCTCTGTGAGCGGATGAACAGGGAAGTTCCACACGCCGGCTTGCGTATCTTCACGAACGGATCGGCGCTGACGCCTGACAAGGTTGAGGGGATAGCGAAGCTCAGGAACGTCGAGCACCTTTGGATCTCGCTGAACTCGCACATTCCCGAGGAATACGAGCGATTGATGGGGCTTTCGTTCGAGCGGACGGTGAAGCGGCTCGACTACTTACACAGTATCGACTTCCCGCACAAGGTAGTGCTGTCAACGGTTGGGTTTCCGAACGAGCCCTTTAGGTACTACTGCTATCAGCGGTGGCCGAAGTTCGAGTCGTTCGCGCTGAAACAAGATGCGTGGATCGACTTCACCGAGGCGCAAGACACCGAAGTGCCAGACAAGCCGTGCTCGAGGTGGTTTGAGCTCTCGATCATGGCGGATGGGCGGGTAAGCCACTGCTGCATGGACGGCACGGGACAGTACGCCATCGGCGACGTGACCAGGAGCACGATGCTTGAGGTTTACAACGCGCCATTCTGGCGTGAGCGGCGTGAAAAACTCATGAGCCGCAAGGCGCTCGACGAGCGGTCGCCTTGCGCGAGGTGCACGTACTAATGGCTACTAACCTGGCGATCATCACCGATGCGCTCCGACTGCTTGGCGTCATCGCAGAGAACGAGACACCGAGCGCGGAGCAGGGCCAGCACGCCCTCGACCGCATGACTCGAATGCTGGAGTCGTGGGTTGAGGACGGGGTTGATCTCGGCTGGTTCGAGCAGAGCTCGACGGCCGACACGGCCCAGGTGCCGAAGTGGGCCGAGCGGGGCGTGATCTCGAAGCTAGCGCAGGACTTGCAGGCTACTTACCCGAGCGCGCGGTTGCAGCCGTGGGTGA